ATGACTTGACCGGCGCATAGTCCATCAGGTCTTCATCGGGCAAAGCCAAGCGAAACCATGGCCTAGCAGGCGAGGTCATGCCGCTCATCATGCCGGCTGACAGGATGCGCAGGGAGCGTGAAGCCGTGCTGTCAAAAATGGCGTTGTGCTTCTTCGTGCCTTTATTTCTGTCGCTCTTGTAGAACCGCGTCGAGCGAGGAAGCAGATAATCCGACAGCTCGCGCCAATGGGCGATCCAGCTGGACCGCTCGGTCTGAAGCGCCGTCCAGCGGCGCAGCATGTCGGTTTTAGGGATCATGATCCTAGCAGGCTCGTGCGACCCAACATGCCGCTCGATGTAGGCGCACCCATTGTGCCGGTAAGGAATGTGCCGCCAACTCCACCGCCGCTCATGGCGCGATTGCGTGCGGCCAACGCTGCGATGTTGGGGCGCTTCTGGTTAGCGCGGTTGAACTCGCGTTCGGCTTGGCTCTGTTGCATCTCGGCTTGCATGGTGGCCTGGTTAGCGGCGCGGCGTTGGGCCCTAGCGGATTGCTGGCCTTGGTAGATTGAAGCGCCAGCGGTGGCGACTGAAGCAATAGCAGCGGTTAAAGCCATCACAGCACCTGCGAATAGATGACGTCTTGAATGCCATATCCAAGCCTCGGCAACATCCGATCAAGGGTTGTCCCCGGCTTGGCGTGCCACAGCATCATCTTGACCCCTCGCTCTTTGGCGGCGCGCTCGGTCGCCGTGATAAGCCGCATGCCGGTCATGCCGCGCCGGTGTGACTTGCGCACAAAGAGCAAGTCATTCTGGCACATTAGAAGGTCGCCATAATGCAGGTTGGTGCACACAATGTTAACGCTGTAACCGACTAGGGTTTCGGCGCCATCGCCATCAGCATCGACATGAGTGTCGCCATGAGTGTCAAACATACCGATAGCAAACAAGTTCCCCGCCGCCTCAAGCGTTTGGTAGCGCTCGACGTCAGGCTTGAGCAACATGATGTCCGGCACAGTCGCCAGCTCGGCATAGTGCTCTTCAAGCAGCGGCCAGGCGCGGTCGATCCACTCACTGGCGATGATCTCGCGCGGGATTGCCATCAGACCATATCCAAGGGGTTGTACTCGCCACGCGAGCGAGGCCGGGCCAGCTCATCGCGCTGGCGCTCAAAGCGTGTTCTAGCCGCCACTGGCGCGGCGAAGGTCAAAGCCAAGGCGTCGCCAAGGTCGGGACTAGGAAGCCCGCGCGCCTTGAGGTCATCCTTGCTTTCCAGCACGCGCTTGCCTGTCTGGGTAAAAGCGTAGGTCGGCGCAGCGAGATCCTGTTTAAGCGCCACGTCATCAGGGATCGCGCCGCCTAGCTTAATCCATTCGGCCAACCCGCACCACATCTCGGTGCGTTTGTCCTTGTAGGCTTCGTCAATTGGGCGTCCGCCGAACCAGACTTCTGTGACTTCATGCTTAAGCTGACGCAGCCGATCGATCACACCAGAGCCATTGCCTGCGTCCACGAACACCGCGTCCGGTTGCCACTCGGCGATTTTGGCCGCGACACGCGAGGCCAGGTCCATGTTGTCCACGCCACGCAGGACGATGGGCGGAAAGGCCACCATGCCCTGACGCGGAAAGATGACCGATCGATCATCGCCAAAACGCGCAGGGTCAACGCCAAGAATGCGCGGCGCCCATTGATATTCCGTGATCGCGTAGTGGCGTTGCGTCGCGGCCTGGACGTCAGACAAGCTAATCAGCTGATCTTCGCCCGCCGCGCTGAAGTCGCACAGATACTCGCGGCTAAAGCTTGTCTCGCTCATATCCCGACGCAAGCGTGCGATCTCATCGGTATCAAGGGCGTCGGTGTCGTACACAGTGTAAAGCGCCGAGGCCCAATCAGGCAGGGTCTTAGCGCGAAAGAACAGCTCGCTGAAAAGGTTGACGCCAGACGGCGTACCGATGAACAGCGCCCAACCTTTGCGGTCTGACAGCGCGGGCTGAATAATGTCCTGCCACACCTCAGGCTTAATCTGCGCCACCTCATCTATGACCACGCCGTCAAGCCTCACGCCACGCAAGGCGTCTGGGTTGTCGCCGCCAAAGATGCGGATCACTGCGCCATTGTGAGCCAACTTAATCGACAGCTCGCTTTCGTTCACGGCCACAGCGTTGACGTTCAGGAGCGGGGCCAAGCGCTGCTTCAAGCGCGCCCATGCGATGGTCTTGGCCTGCTTCAGGAACGGCGCAAGGTAGACGTAATAAGCCAGGTCTGCAGTGGTCTTCAGCGCCGCGTCGATTAGCTCCATCAACGCAAGCTCGGTCTTCCCGGCTCGACGGTGAAGCGCCAGCACGCGGAAACGCGCCTTGCGACGGTGACATTCGGCTTGCCATTCACGGGGGTAATAGGCGAGGCTAATCTGTTTCTGAGGCATGCGGGACGCCTGTGACGACGGCAAGGGTTACGCTCGCATCAACCTTTTGCTGCGAGCTTTCGCTCCAGCCCGCACGGCTTGACAGGAAAAACTTCTGCGCCTGCGTGTCGCCATTAAGAGCGTTCTGCTTCAGCGAGTTTGCAACCTGTTCAACAACCTTGGCTTTGCCAACGTCAAGCTCATCGCGATAATACTTGGTCAGCGTGTCGTGGCTAATGCCAAAAATCTTGGCGATAGTGACGTGATCCATGCCATAGGCGCACAGTTGCTCAACGCGCTGCGCGTTCTCTTCAGTTTTGACGTGAGGAGGGCGACCTGGTTTCTTCATATTACCGCGCGCGAGCTACGTTTTATCTCTTCGCCGTCTTCGCACTCTCGCGAAACGCCTTCGCGGTGGGAGCGCCTTTTGCGCCTGGCTTCCGCATCTTCTCGCCCGAACCTGCTTTGATGCGGGCTCGCTTGGCTGCGATGTTAGCGTAGAGGCCGGGACGTTTTGCCATCACTGCACAGGGGGCTCAACAACAGGCGCCACACTGACATCAGGCACCAGCGCCGTCAAGACGGTAAAGCCCCAAGAAAGCCAAGCGGGAAGCTGCGCGCCGATCCAGAGAAGAGCGCCGGTAAAGATCGTCCCGATAACGGACCAACCGGGTGGAAGTCCAACGCCAATCTTCATTGTTCTGCCCCTTGTTGCAAAGCATCGATAGCCAGCCCCGCGGTCATGCCGCCCTGGGCCACATTAGCGCCAGCCTGCAAAGCGCGTTCGTTCTGCTGAAACATCAGGGCTCCCGTGACCACGGTCAAAAAGCAGCCGATCACGAGGCCGCCGACAGCACCGATCACTTTGCCGCGCCAATAGGCTGCACCGCGGATCTCAATGTCGTTGGCTTTGTGCCGCTCATCCAAGCGCGCGATCTCTTGCAGGTGCTCTTGCCGGGCCGCGTCGAGGCGATCGGTGTAGCGAATTTCAGCTTGAGCCTCGCCATCGCGGCGACCCTGTTCGTAACGCTCGCGGCCCCACTGATCGCGCTTTGCAGCTGCGGCCTGGACGGCGGCGGGGTTTCCGATAGCCGACATCAGAAGGCGGCTGCGCCGTTGGGCCGGTCAACGGGGGCGTCAAGGACCGCCGTCAAATCGACCGCCGTCAGGTCGGTTTCGTCAACCGCCGCCAGGTCAACCGCGTCCGCATCCGCGTCCACCGGCGTTGTCTCAATCGTCACTTCCAAAGCGGGCGGCTCAACCGCCAACCCAATCGCTTTGTCGGCCTCCAACAAGCTCGCCACGGCCAGCAAACGCTCATCCATGCGCCCCACGATGGCGACCTCGCGCTCTTCCAGGTTAGCGAGCGCCTTGCGCTGGATCGCCAGCTCTGCCCGCACGCGGCTCAGTTCTGCTCGGTCTTCGATCTGGCGTTGCGCCATGTCCAAGTGATTACCCATGATCAGCCCCTGTGTTTTGTGGGGACAGAAGCAAGGTTCGTAGCGTCTGTCAACCGTGCGTCTGTCAACCGCGGATCTGTCAACCTCACTTCCACCAGCCGCTCAGACAACCACGCATAAGCCCCCGCGTGCATTCGATAACCAGCGGCATAGACGTTGACGATGATCGGCCCTTCGGCCCCGGCCTTTCGCAAACCTTGCCGGGCCTTGCAGATTTGGACATCAATCACTTTGTCGTCCACGTCCTCCTTGCAGGCCCGCCGCGCCAGCATCAGGCGCTCTCGCGACAGGGCGTGAGGGTAAGCCTTGTACAGCGCCGCCACCATCGTAACCGCCCCGCTGGGGGTCTGCGGGGCAATCATTCCCATCGCCGACACGACGGGATGAATTTCCCTTCGCAGCACATCGCGGACCTGGCGCAGTTCCTCCTCCAGCTCCTCACACCTTACTTTCCAGTAATCTTCGTTCATGTCGCTCCACCCTTGCCGTTAACCATTGTGTTAACCACGCCCCTCCACTTAGCCAACTTAGCTAACCAACCCCTTCCAAGCCCCACTTCTTAACCAACCCATCTAACCCCCCTTTCGACCGTCACCGCGTCACCGGAGTCACCTTCAGTGAGCACTTCACTAAGTCACTCACTTCACTCACCCTAAGGTGTGAGTGAAAAGTGAGTGAGTGACTGAGTGAAATTGTGCTCACTCCTGACCACTCATCGATGACTCACAAATGACCTGAAAATGACCGATGACTTTTTCCCCAAAAGTCACTGGTGAGTCACTAGTGAGTCACTAATGACCAAAAGTGAGGCCCTCCACCCTGGCTCGATAATGATCCAGCCATCGCCATTTTCCCCCTCGTCTGACGCCTTTTTAATCCATTCAGCGTTCAGCAGGTCATGCACGGGTTTCCCCTTGCTGCTTGGCGCGAGCATATTTTTGACCGACCCCGGCTTGTAGCCATCATTTTGGAGCAAACTGGCCACGGCATCCCTTGCCACGAATGGATCGTCACCAAGCAAAATCTTGCCGCCTTCTACCCAAGCCCTAGAAAACAGTTTCTGGTGGTGATGGATGGCTCCGTGCCCGGCAAGAGCGGCTTCTTTTGGCTCTGGAGGGGCTTCAACGAGAACCGCGCTGGTGACGGCTTCGCCATCCTCATCGACCCATCCGGCGAGGGTGACGGTCTCAAGCTTGCCATTCATGGGCGGCTTCAGCTCGGCGTCTTTGCTCTTTCTCTGGACCAAACGCAGGCACCCGTTGTCGCCGGGGACTACGCTAATCTCGATGTCCAGCGCCCCCCTCCAAGCGCTCGATCCTCTGGCGCGATGCTGGGCTTCCTCACTCACTCCTGTGTGGTGAACGAGAATGACTGCGCACCCAAAACCCCGCATGAGATGGGCGCAGGCGTCAAGCATGGTCTTTGCGTCTTGCGCGCTGTTCTCATCGCCCTTGAGGAAGCGATGCAGGGTGTCCACCACGATCACGTCGGGCTGGTGGTTCAGGCCTCGAATGTGATCGATCACATGCTGCAAGCCCTCTTTGGTGTTGAGATCGCACCCTTCCCGGCTTAACCACATTGTCAGGCTGTCGGCTTGGTGGTGTTGTTTCCACGCGGCGACGCGCCCTCGCAAGCCATGGTGTCCTTCGCCGGCGAGGTAAACCACCGCCCCCGGCTTGACCTTGCAGCCGTTCCATTCGGTGCGGCCAGCCGCCATGTGCAGCATGAGATCAAGCACGGCAAAGGTCTTGCCCCCGCCTGAAGGGCCATGGATCATGTGCAGGGCTTCGGCTTGGATCCAGCCCTTGACCAGCCATCGCAGCGGCGCGGGCTGGGCTGCAAACTCATCGGCGGGAATGAGCCATTGCTCGATCGGCGGGTTAAGCAGGGCCTGCAGGTCATGCCCGCCAGCAACGTAGTCATTGGCGTCGCCTTGGATG